AAGTTCAAGGCCTGACATCGGCAGTCCCCACCTGGCATCGATAAACCTCTTGCCCATCCTCGATGGCAAAGAACGTGAAGCCCGTTAGCTTCATCAGCCTTGAGGACGTGTCGAATTGCGGATCGCGAATCGTGTAGACCCATGTCTCGCCGAGCTGTGCGGCCTTCTTCAGCAGGCGCCTTGCCCATTGAAGGACGGGCCTTGCATATTCGCGCTTCTGCTCCAGCGTCGTGAACCAAAGCCAGCAGCGCTCGTTGCCCCATGCAAGGCCACCTGAGCCCACCAGGGCGTCATCATCGATCCCGACATAGGCAACGGCTGGCATGTCAATCACCACGTCCAGCGCCACCGCCACGCTATAGGGATCGACGTTGTGGATTGTCAGCATCTAGGCATTGGTCGTGATGGATATGACCATGGAGACCAAAGTCATCGTGTTGGGGCTGGCGCACTCGACACACACCCGACTGTCTGTCGTCCACTCGCCGGGGAAGACGAATGGTTCTTCATCATCGACATCGCTCAGAACGATAGCCGGAGCCGTAGTGCCACCCTTCAGTATCGGCGGCGGGAACAGCGGCCTTTCGGCATTGTCGAACTGCGAACCGTAGCGAACACCGGCCCTAACGAAGTCGGTCATGATCAGGCCAACCTCATCGACCTTCTTCTGCTGGAGCATGGCAGTTCCACCCGCCGCGCCATAGGCCAGCTTGGCGGACTTGTAGCGCGCGGTGTAGGGAAGGCCGGCAACCCAATTCGTCACCGCCGACCCGACCGTGATGTTGCCGCTGCCGTCCACGGTATAGGTGTTGGGGACCGTCACCCCATTGACGGTCGAGACGAGCGGGGCGCCATCGGCCCACACCACCACGCTCTCGCCGATCAGGTGTGTTCCAACGGCAATGGTTGCCGATGCCGGCGAATTCACACCCGACGCATGGGCATCCATCACCTTGCATGTGGTTGACGGCTTGACATCGCTGTCGAGCGCCATCTTCTCGATATAACGAACTGTCGAGCCGTTCACGGTGCGGTTGATGACGAAATACACCCTGTCCTGGGCGTCGTCGGGAAGGACCGCAACGCTCTCGAACTCGCCATCCGTTTCCATCGGAATGAAGGCCAGGACTTCCTCAAGCGGCTCATAAACGACGCAAACGCAGGAGCCATCGTTGTTAATGACCCATATACGAGTATCTGGCCTTCTTTGGACGGCAAGCGTCTTGATGCCGGCGGTGAACAGATCCGTCGCCAGCTTGCTCATCTGCGTGGCGTTGTAATCCGAACTCTGTCCGTCAAAGGAGAGCTCGAACAGCGCCCGGTTGGAGCGATCGACAAACAGGCCTCTCGTATCCACGCGGGCCGGATCGATTGAAGACGCCCCGGTTGAAGACGAATCCTTGATCGACAGGTTGGTGGGCGTCAGCGGCTCATCGAAGGAGGACGACTTGACGGTGGAAACCGCGCCTTCCGTCCCCACAAGAAGCCGCTGGAGGGCAAGGAGCCATTGCGTATCGTTCACGCCGCCTGTGGCTATGGAACGCGAGATAGGCCCGCTATCGCCCTCCGTGGTGTCGTCAAAGTCCTCGAAGCCATCGGAGACCGAGCCCCAGAGGCGATCAGAGCCAGACCACCACAAACGTCCTTCGGCAAAGGTCACGGCAGAGGGCCAAATCTGTTCCGCCGACCATTCGCACTCGCGCCAGTTGTCAGTTGCCTCCGTGCCGTGAAAGGGCGTCAGAATTTCGATATCGACAGAAGTCGGGCTGTTATAAGCGGTGACACGGCAGACACCGGAGCCGCCACCGCCATCATAGGATACAGTGATTGTCGCCGTCCCCGAGGTGTAAAGCCCTGGTGGAAAGCCGAGCTTGTACCAGACCAAGGCATTGTCGTCGCCGTCCTGATTTGCCGTTGATCCGACATTGGTTGTGATATCGGTCGAACTGGTCGAACTGGACAGCCGAAAATCCCTGAACCCTTGATCGGCCCCATCGAAAGAGCGCTGCCATCGCAATGTCCCAGCCCAAGTCCCGGAGACCGTATAGAACCAATTGCGGTCATTGTAATCAGAGCTGTTGTTGACTCCAGTTACCCTGAAGGCGTCGGTGAATTGGCTCTCCCCCGCTAACTGCGTCGAGCAAGCAAACCCCTCATGGAAAAGCGAAAACAGCGTGCCGACATGATCGGCGGTGAAGAATGGCGCCGAAGATGTCAGGGTGCCGTTGCCCTCCGTGGCGCTCGGGGTGAGCTTGACTGCCCTGGTCCTGTCGAGCGTGAAGGGACCGTTATCCGGTTGATAATTGACGACTGACCATGAGCGGGTCGAACGCCTCTCGATGCGTTGCGGTCGGTAGCCATCGCAGGCGACGAACACCACATCCGCCGATTGAGCAAACCTCATCTTCCACAGATCAGCCTCGATCCAGGCTGTGGGCAGCGTCATGACGCCGGCCGCTTCCAGGGTGACGCTATCGACGCGCTTCAACTGCTCCAGTTCGGATTGGAACAGCAGATAGAACGATGCTCCTGTGGGCGTGAAGGCAAGGGAATGCGTGCCCGTCCGCAGGATCGTTTCGTTGATGTATTCGTCGCCGCCCGATGTCGAGCCGACACGAAGTGTTACCGGGCCGCGCTCCACCACAATGCGCAGCGCATGTTCTGTTCCGATTTCATTGACGGTGACGGTTTGCGAGGCGGAAGCCTTGGACCCACGGGCAAGAGCCGTGAGGTTGAGAAACCCACCGGAGACGGCACTGGTAGCGCCTGAAGTGGCGGTGAGCGTCCAGCCGGTGCCGGACGAGAAATCACCATTGGTGATGGCTGCCGTAACGGTCGGCCGCGTAACCAGCACGTCATCAACCTTGACCCGCAGGAGTTGGTTGGTGAATTCCATCAGCGCGGCGTCGGTAGCCCCGAATACGAACTCCTTCAGCCGACAGATAGCGTTCGTGTAGGTGGTGGAGATGTACTGGAACCCAGGCCGCATGAAGGCTGGGCCGCTGGTGAGCGGAAGGAGATTGGTCTGGATTTCGGCGGCAAGGCGCATGCGCTCCAGATCGACGCGGGCAAGGTGCTTCTTGTCCTGGACGCCGACATTGAACGCCTGAAGGAACGTGTTTACGCGCGGCATTCAGAGGCCCCTGCGCGTGCCGTTCAGGGTCGAGCCATAGCGAAGGCGCGACCGCACCAGTCTGCCCGCAGGCGACCGCGCCACGCGCTCGTCGACGGCATCAAGCGTCTTGGCTTCCGTCAGGAGCGTCTTGGAGAGATTGAACAGGTCGGTGCGGGTGCCCTTGTCGGATGACAGGGGGAGTGCGCATTGGAACGCCAGATAGGCCGCGAAAGCATCCGCGAAGGGCTGGCGCCACGCTCCAATGTTCCAGCCATACTCGTCATCGTTCGAGACATAGCGGATGTAAAGCGTGTCATTGTCCGCATACCAATAGTTGGCCTCGTCGGCGAAATCCTCAAAGCCAACCTGGAACGTCGGATCGGTCGAGATTGAGACGGTGCGAACCCAATCGGTAGGCTTCGAGAATGCATACTGATAGCCGAACAGGGCCTCCACATCCTCGTCCTTCTGGAATTCAGAGGAACGGATGGCGAAGTTCCACAGGCCCTTGGCGAGCATGTATTCGCCAGCTTCCTGCCAGACATCATCCAGCGCATAGCGGGCAGCGCTCGATTCCGTGAGGCTTGCCACGCCCGCCGCATTGCCGAGATAGCGGAGCGCGGATTTGTAGATGCTGAGCTTGGAGGCCATGGGATATCCCTACGCCGCGAGGCCTGAGGCCTTCTGGGCATGTACAACTGCGGCCGCAATCGCTTCTGCCCGCGTCTTGTGGTCCTTGCTCACCACCAGATGAGGGTCATTCGTCATGGCCCGCCACTTGTGGGCCGGCGCGAAATTGACGGTGTAGCCTTCGGGAGGCTGAGGAGCATCTTCCGACAGGTTGCTCGGCTGCTCGATGACCGGCTGCTTGACGGCGACTTTCGTCAGATCGATCGCATGGAGAAGAGCCGTCTTGACCCATCCGGTGCCGCGCTCGACAACAAGCAGATGCAGCCGCCAGGAGCGGTCTTCCGGCGTTACGATGACCTCATCATCGACGGTGACCTTGGCAAAGATATTGGCCCAATTGCCGGGGATGGAAACCTCTTCCATCGTCATGGTGTTTGGAACGACCATGCGCCGAAGCGTGCGGGTGAAATCAGCGCTGTTGAGTGCCGTGTTGGCGGGGATCTTCATATGTGCCTCATTTGTTGGGAGCGGTTCGGGGGCCAGCACAAGGCCAGCCCCCACGACCGCAGCGGGAGGCGACGCCGCGACCGAAGCCGCGAAGTCGCGTATCAGGTGATCGCGGTCGGAGCCGCCACCGTGGCAGCCGCGCCGGAAACTGACGCAACCTGGTAGCGCTTGTACTTGGCGGTGCCGGTATTGATGGCATCGACAAGATCGCCGACGCGCATGCCCTTCGTCACGCCATCCGAGAACCAGGAGCCACCAACGATGGTGGCGTCCGAGTCCGCAGCGGAGTTGAAGTACATGAACACGCGCGGCATGGCGCCACCCACCGGGTTGATCACCATCGCGAGGTTGTCAGGAACATAAGCCATTGTCCGATCTCCTTACGAAGCAACGAACGCCGAGCCGTCGTGAGTCCACTTCACGATGCCGGTGTTCTGGAGGATCTTCGCCGCGTGGTAAATCGTGGCGCGAGACCAGGAAGTGTCCTGCTTCTCGTCGTAGCCGACAGCGACCGACTCCTCGCCGACGTTCACCGCGTAGCCAATGGCGTTGCGGTGGAACAGGTAGCAAAGCTCGGAGGCAGTGCCGAGGCCGGTGATGCGACTGGAAACCGTCCAGTTGATGCCGGCCCAACGGAAGAAACGACGCGACGCCTGACCGAACGGCTTCACATCCACGTAATCGCCATTGGCGAATTCCGTGGTCTGCTCCAGGTATGCCTCGAAAGCCGGCGAGATGATCGCGAACATGTTGTCCGCTTCCTCGATCGGAATGTCGGCATTGCCCAGAATGGCCTTGGCGCCCACGACCATCGACAGCGAAGCAGTCTGCGCCGTTGACGGGAAGTCCTGGGTAGCGTTGGCCAGTTCGGCGAGCATGGTGAGATCGATGTCGCGGTTGATGACCGCCATCGAATTCATCTGCATGATGCGCTTCTGGTCGCCCTGCGAGGCGAAGATGTTGAACCCGGTCAGTTCATACGGCGCGTGCTTTTCAACAAGCGTCGCAGTAACCTGCGAGTTCGTGGGGTTGCCATACGGAATCTGGCCGTTGGTCCCACGGGTGACGGCAGTATCGGTACCGGAGCCGGACACCAGGAACGTTGCCTGGTTGCCCTTTACCACCGATTCCTTGGTCGCCATGGCCTTGAGCTGGCTCACGCGCTGCTCAAAAGCCCCAACGAACTCCTGCCGATACTGGATCTGTTGGGCTTCAATACCCATGATCGTATCCTTTCAGTTGAGTTGAGGGTTTGGAGCCGCCGGCCGTGCAGGGTGGCCGAATGCGTTCCGGGGCCTTCGCAGGGGTGGCCGGTCTACGTTCGGGGCTTCACGTCATAGGCAGGTAGATTTGCCGGGTCGGGGCCGTTTCCGGGGTGGCCGAGCAGGCAATAAAAAGGCCCGCCGAAGCGAGCTTTCGTTCCCTGACAGTCCTGTCAGTGAATTCTCATTTCTTGCGCTTCATCTCCTTCTCAAGGAGCGCTGCGTATTCCTTGTCGAGACCCTTCTCATAGTACTCATCGGTACCAATGATTTTCTTGATCTCCTCCATTCGGGAGGCATGCTTGCGTTCACTGTCACTGGACGTGAAGGCAACGTCGCCGAAACGGTCGCGGCCCTGGTCCGCCGCCCAGGAGATGAACTCGGGGATGCTTCCAAGCAGGCGGCCATCAGGCGCGCGAAGGCCGGACCATTCCTTGCCGACGCCCGGAACGCTTTCCAGGAAACGGCTGGCCATCGTCATGTTGGCCTTGTACTCGCCATGCGCCCAATCCTTACGAAGCGCGTCTTCCGCATCTTCGGCCGCAACCTTGTCGGTCTCGATCTGCTTGGCTTGCGCAGCCTCCACCATATCGACGTACCATTCCGACGCGATTTCCACGACATCGGGCCGGGCGCCCTTCTTGTGGGCGAACTCGGTGAAACTGGAGAGGATTGGCTTGTCCTCGTCCACCATCTTTTTCTGTACGGCTTCTGGCAGCTTGTAGCCGGTCGGATCATCCGGGATGCCTTCGGCCTTGCGCCATTCTGCCATGGCCTTTTCGTCTTTCGGGTCAGGCTTGCTAGGCCGCTGCTGCCCCGACCGGATCGTAGCCTGCGCCTCGCGCAATGCCCGAGCAACACCCTTTGGCGAGCCATAGCGAGAGATGGCCTTGGCAACGTCCTCGTCGCCGGATGCCATTTCCTCGCGCCAGTTGTCGCCCCATGGGGACTTGGCTTCTGTCTTGCCAGCCTCGCTAGACGCCGTTTCGGTAGCGGCAGTCGTTCCCGCGTCCGTGGTCTTCGCTGCCTCTGTCGTGGCCGCTGTGGTCGATTGCGTGGTGGTTTCGGCCGCAGTCTCAGCCGCAGTCGTTTCGGCGGCCTTCTCGACCGCTGCTGCCTCAGTCATTCTGTGCCTCTTGCCTCTTGCCTCGAACTGGTTTCGCCGGCTTAGCCTCAACCGCTTTGAGGGTTTCCGCGCGAAGCATCTTGACGATCTGGGCACCGACGAACCGCCTGCCTTCGGCAAAGGCCGTGGCGTGGCTGTCCTGCTTGCGGTAGCTCAGGTCGTAGTAATTGCTGGCCTGGTTGATGATCCAGTCCATGGCCGTCTGCTGCTGGCCTTCATTGGCCTTGCCGGCGATGCACGCTCGCACCGCCATGAGAACGTCCTTGTCGTAGGGAGCGGGAGCGTGGGCTTCCATTTCAGTTATGAGCCTTTGCGAAGGTCACGATCCCGAGCGCTGTTTCACGTGACATATCCCGCGAATGAGACGCGCAGCCCGAGAGCAGCAACATCGCAAGGAGCAGCCTCACGCAGCCGCCGCTGGCTGCTGGATCATGCCCGCCTGCTGGAGCGCCATCGAGGCATCGGCAACGCTCTTGCCAACCTCTGCCCCGCCTTGAAGCGCTGTGGCCGCCTGCGTGAGGCCATCCACCGTGCTCTGCTGATCTTCGGCGTCCTGCTGCGTCTGTTCGTCATTGAACCAGTCAGCAGGCGCCTGCGTGCCGCGCACGGCGTCCTTGGTGGCCTTCTTCCAGTCGATGAGCGTTGCCACCGACTTGTCGATCTGTGCGCCGCCGGCAACGAGCTGGAGCGATTCCTGGAAGGCTTGGACATTCTGCCTGCCCTCTGCGGTGTTAAGCGGGCCTTCGAAGGTGAACGTCACATCCCTGTCGCTCAGCGCCCTGGGCATCTCATCAATGTTGAAGGCGTTGTTCCTGATTGCCATCTGGAAGCCGATGTCCAGCAGCGGGAGATGGTATTCGCTCTCGATGGGGCCGGTGAACGGCAGGATGGCCCGGCGATACTCCTCAAGCCTGGCCTGCGTCTCGAATGCTGTCTTCTCCTGCGGCGGCAGCGTGATCTTGTTGAGCAGGAACGCTTCCGCGATGAGGTTGCGCACGTCCTGTTTCATTTCCATCCCGAAACTCAGGCCGCTCGATGGCTGCTCAGTGAAGATGGCATCCTGAATCTTCTGGTCCGCCTCCAGATCCACATAGGTCATGCCGCCCGCATACCGGTTCACGGCGTCGCGGAAGATTTCCCCCCTTGCAAACATCGGGGCGTCAACGGCCTTCTCGCCCTGCTCCAGAAGAATGCGAGCGAGGGATTGCAGCATCCGTCCATCGGGAAGCGCATTGATCGTGGCCGGGCTGAATGCCTGCGGGAAGCTGGATACCGTGCGCCATCTCGGAATGACGTAGTTGAAGACCGGCAGCGGGCCTTCGCTCAGAACGGCTTCATGCTCACAGTCGATGTAGAGCGAGCAATACGGATTGTCCTTGTACTGGCGCCGCTTGG